TCAATTAAAGATGTCGCGCAACTGTATTACAAATGGCGCTCAAAAAGGAAGAAATCACGTCTCGTGAGAGTCCAGATGCCATGCAAAAACGCATGTTTGAAGCCAAGATTGCCGCCATGAATGAGGCTATGAAAGGTGAAAAGGTTCGTTACAAGTCCAAACGAGACCCCGAGAGATTCTTAGATTTCTTGGAGTATCGATTGACGATTTGGGAACAACTCAAGGATGAGAAGTTCTATGCGAAGCGAATGTATGAAAAGACGAAGGAAGTTATTGAGGGTCTCAATTGAGACTTGAGTAGTGACCAGCAATGTAATACACATCTTTAAAACCTAATTCAATAAGTTTCTCTGCTGCAAATCTGGCCCGTTGCCCGGTGTTGCAGTAGACGAGTAGTCCCTTCTTTGGAAGTTCCGCTGTAGTCTTCTTGTTAATCTTATTCACTGGAATGTGGAGAGCACCCCGATAGTGGCCAGCTCTGTATTCTGTCATCGTGCGAACATCAATAACTTTCTTTATCTTCCCCGACCGTATCATCTTCTTGGCCTGGGTGGCACTCACGAGGTTTGCACCCAGAAATGTGTACGCTGTGGCGGCTGCGAGACCTCCGAGAAGAATGAATGGAAGAACCATTTATAGTATGTTTAGATTTTATAAACATTCCAGATGTGTCAAATTCTTAACACTCCCAAGTTCCCCTTTAAACCATGTATTGCACGACAAACTTATTCGCACACCTTTTGAATGATTAGGTCTTTGTGGCACAGAATGTTCAAGTGTGGACGGAAAGATAACCATACAATTTTTCGCCACGTTAAGTTGTACACTTCCTGAAGTGATTGGTGGATCGTCATCTCTTGGGTATATATGTACATTTCCTAAATGACCAATGTCTTTATTAAATTGAATCGCATCTCCATCATCTATATCTATGTAAAAAACACATGATAATAAACTATTTCCATGTGAATGCACTCTATGACCACATCCATTAGGAGTTATAGTAATCCATGACTGTGTAATATACAATTCCATGTTTGTAGCCGGTTTGAAAACATTAGTAAAGTATTCATTTATTGATTTGGTTATCATAATTTTCAAATCATTGAGTTCTGGAATATTAAGTACTCTGTTATTGTTTGTAATAAAGTTACCTCCACCCGTATTTGTATGTCTATCTTTTTTTAGATCTTCTATAATTTTTATTTCTTCTTCAGTCAGTTCTCTTTTTAATCCAGTAATACCAATTGGTGTAGGAAATAATGATATTACATCCATTATAAATGAAAGAATGTAATTCTTTAAATTATACTTTACTTCCTGCCCAATTCATAATTTGTGTGAGGGACCACGAGCTGTTGATACCATTTGGGACTTTAAGTTTCATCACAGTTCTTTTAACTTTTTCAACATCTTTAGGAACTTGAGCCACATGATTCAATCTAAATCTTCGACCATTTGTATTCGTAATTCTAAGAAAGTATCGAAAGTTCGTCACAAAGTATTTCCATTTGAGTGAAGTTCTATTTGATGGTGGAGTATATTTATGTAGAAGTCCCCACACAACCTTCTTCACAAATTCAAGGCGATCTCTTGGATCCTTTGGACCGATGGGTGTTCCCAATGTATCGTGCATCATAGCAATAAAAGCTTCAATGTAGCAAAAGTGATGTTGTGACAACTCGTCATATTGTGAAATCTCAAAAGACCTTTCAAGAACTTTCTTGTTCCGAATATTAACACTTACGTTGTTAAGAAGTTGTTTGTAATTTTCTGTGTTCGTGGTCACAAATCCACCCGTTGGTTGGAAGGAAGAGTTTTTGTTTCTTAATGTGTAGGTATTTCCGTAGACTGTACGAAGTTCATTCCTGAAATCTGACTGACCCGCACCCATTGAATTGAACAACGTGATTTCCTTCTTGTTGTGATTCACTTTTGCGAGTGCGTAGTGACCATCACCACTCTCATAGGTGTGTGAGATATGAAGATACTCGGTACCCTTACGATTTTTTGCAGGTTTAGTCATATTGGATGTTCTGCGACACTTAAACTTGAAATCATAGTCAGCTTCCTTCTTGATGTCTTTCGCAATTTGTTCAAAGACGCCAGGTCTCTGGATGAGTTGCTTAGCCATTTCCGAGGCATCTTCAATAGCCATGAGATATCTCGCCGCGAGGTTTGTATTCATTTTACGCTCAATGTAGTCAGATGTGTCAATTTCGGCATTCTCACCTTTGACTCTCAAAAGGGTGTTGCGAACATTGCGGTTCTTGATAAGTTTAATTGGGACAAGGTCCATCCTAACTTACATATCATTGATATTTTTAAATAACAATCATATATATATGTCGTTAGTTTTAGTATGCCCACCAGTCATCATTGTTGAACGAAAAGTTCCAGTCATGACAGTGAATACGTGTCGTTTGGCTGCGATTTACCCATCCAATAACAACGTGTACCAAGTGGAGATACTCGAGGCACCACCGATAGAAGTGAACAAGGAGGATCAAAATACATAGACATCACAGCCATAGTTTTCTTCTCGGCGATGAGGCGGTCATGCCTGTGTGTATTTTTCAATTTTCCTCATCACATGTGTAAGTTCATCTGAAGAAGAATGGATAATATGTTTCTTGATTATAAATCGTTCAGGCTTTTAGTTCCCGAACGCAACACCAGCCATACCATTCTTAACGCGTAAAATGTTATAGTTGACCGCATAGACACGAGCCGAGGCAGTTGAATCAGCGGTAGTCACACCATTAAGCAACAACTTGGCGTTGTCAATACGGGAAAAGTTAAGGGAGCCACTTGGTTGTGACTTGTCCAAGTTGAGGCAGAATGGCCAGGTGTACACACTGTCTTGAACAAGACTGTCAACACCAAGGGCGGAGCAGTGCATTTCTGGAACAACATCGTGGTGATAGACATTAGACATGTTCTCAAAGAGAGCGGTGCCGTTGATGTACAACGAGCCAGTACCAAAAGTGTAATTGGTTTCCCAATCCGCATCGTTAATGTTACCCGCAACCAGGTGAAGCGCCTTCACTGGGTGGTTAAAGTAGGTAAGATCAAACTCGGTATCGGCTTGTGTACCTGGTTGATATTGAACTTGGTTAATCAACAACTCATGTTCGTTGTCTGTGAAGAACTTGCGTTCATCTGTGTCCAAGTAGATGTAGTTGGCGTAGATTTTTGGAGTACCCGCCGCGGTGTATTGATCTTGGATCTTAATACGCAATTCCACTTCATGGTATTGGAGAGCCACCAATGGAAGGCTCTTGGTCCAGTCTTCGCCGAAGAAGAATGGGATCACATAGTGGTCACCATTTGAGTTGTTTTGGGCAGTTTCAATGGTGTGTCTCATAGTAGCCTTGGCAGAGTTGTCGTTGTACAACACATTGTGAATACCCTGAACGAAGAGGGAGTCAAGTTCGCACACCTTTTGTCCACCAATCCAGAGTTGGAAAGTGGTTGGCTGGGACGCGGAAGTGTCAAACATAGCGTTGTTACCACCTGGCAAAGCAATACCTTCAGCTTCAATCCAGACATAGCTCAAGAGGTCACCCTTGGAGCGGAGTGGGACGACAATTTCATTGGAGGCACCGAAAGTGCCGATGTAATCCACGCGTTCTGGACGCATCGCAAAATTTGTGTGTCGCTTGTAGTTTTGACGGAAAAAACTGACCTGTGGTTGACCAGTAATGTACGCATCCTGGGCACCTTTAGATACAAGGTCAATCAAAGCGGCTGACATTTTTACTAATAAAGTATATTAAAATTTTCGGCCGATGACTACACAACGAGAATTATGGTAGTCTTCCAAGCACTCACTTGGGAATCCAGAGATACAGATGACGAGCACTTGATCAGTATCTTTGGTAAGACCGAGGAGGGGAAGTCTGTCTGTCTTACAACTGCGTTTACTCCGTATTTTTTTATCAAACTTCCCGGGAATATTACTGCCCCAAAAATTCAGAGAGTTTACAATATCCTTGATGAAAAGTGTAAAGATTCCCTGGTAGCCTACTCTGTCATGAAGTCTAAGGATGTCTGGGGATTTCAAAACAATGAAGAGTTTGCATACATGAAAGTCAACTTCAAACACCTTCAGGCTCGCCGTCTCGTGGATTCATTCCTGAGAAAACCCCTTGACAGGACACCCGAACTTTTTGATATTTTTGGGGTCAGGAATGTAAAAGTTTATGAATCAAACCTGGATCCAGTACTGCGCCTGATGCACCGCACAGGAATCCAATCTACTGGATGGTTAGACACGGGGGACAAGTGTATTCGTTCGCATCTCGCCTGCGTTGATTTGGATCTTTTCTGTAATGACTGGACAACCCTCAAGCCTGTGGTGAGGGATGACATCGCTCCATTTGTCGTGGCATCTGTGGATATTGAATGTAATAGTTCTACGGGTAAGTTTCCTGATGCAGATGTTCCCGGGGACGCCTGCTTTCAAATCGCAATCTCCCTATGTAAGTTTGGCTCCGACGAACCATACGATAAGACATGTCTTTGCTACAAGAAGACGGATCCCAATCTGGAAGGTTCCACTATTCTGAGCTACGACACCGAAAGAGAAATGTTGGAGGCATTTCAAAAGTATCTTCACAAAAGTGATGTAGATATCATTACCGGGTGGAACATTTTTGGATTTGATATGGAATACATATACAAGCGTGCACAAGTCAATCGGTGTCACTATGAATTCTTCAACTTGGGTAAGTTGAGGGATACGGAGTCGGAACTTGTCATTAAGAAGCTCTCATCAAGTGCCCTTGGAGACAACCTCCTGAAGTTACTCCCAATGTCTGGTCGCTTCATCTTTGATATGTTCCACGAAGTCAAGAAGGGATACAAATTGGATAGCTATAAATTGGATAGTGTATCTAAATTGTACCTGGGAGATCAAAAAATTGACATGGCACCAAAGGAGATGTTTGCTCGCTACAAGGAGGGAGACCCCGTAAAATTGCGGGAAGTTGCCGAGTATTGTATCAAGGATACACTTCTTCCACATCGCCTGATGAAGAAGCTCTGTACTCTCCTAAATATGGTGGAGATGGCCAAGGCAACTTGGGTTCCAGCAAACTTTCTTGTAGAGCGTGGACAACAAATCAAGGTATTTTCTCAACTGACAAAGAAGGCGAGGGAATTGGGTTTCATGGTTCCGACAATTCGGTATGGTGCAATCCCCGAAGAACCCTACGAGGGAGCTACGGTTCTTGAAGCACAAAAGGGTGCATACTATACTCCAATTACTGCTCTTGATTTTGAAGCACTGTATCCATCAATTATGATGGCACACAATCTATGCTATTCGTCATATGTCATGGACGAGAAGAAGTATGGCGCGGTTCCGGGAATCACCTATGAAACTTTCAAGGTTGGTGACCGAACTTATAAGTTTGCCCAAGATGTACCAAGTCTTTTACCTGCGATTCTTCTTGAATTGAAACAGTTTCGTAAGCAAGCCAAGCGGGACATGGCGGCGGCTACAGGTTTTATGAAGGAGGTCTACAATGGTAAGCAGTTGGCTTATAAAATTTCAATGAACTCCGTATATGGGTTCACTGGAGCAGGGAAAGGTATCCTTCCTTGTGTCCCTATTGCATCTACAACAACATGTAAGGGGCGTGCAATGATTGAAGAAACAAAGAATTATGTTGAGAAGAACTTCCCCGGGGCAAAGGTAAGGTACGGGGATACTGACTCAGTGATGGTTGAGTTTGATGTTGGAGATCGTAAAGGCGAGGATGCGATTGCCTACAGCTGGGAAGTGGGAGAAAGAGCCGCTGAAGAGTGTTCAGCTCTCTTCAAGAAGCCCAATAATTTGGAATTGGAAAAGGTCTATTGGCCATACTTTTTGTATTCAAAGAAGAGGTATGCCGCAAAGTTGTGGACACAGGGGAAAGACGGAAAGATGCACATGGACTATATTGACATCAAGGGCCTCCAAGTTGTGCGACGGGATAACACACCCCATGTGCGAGAGGTCTGTAAGGAACTCTTAGATGTTGTTCTCACATCAAGTGATCCCGGTCCACCAAAGGAGTTGGCCAAAGAGAGGGCGATTGAACTTCTTTCGGGTGATGTCCCCAATCATAAGCTTGTATTGAGCCAGGGTCTCTCGGATACCTACAAGGTTGGTGGTAAGAATGTGTCTGTCACGAGCAAAGAAAGTGTCAATATTAATCAATCGCATGTACAAGTTGTCACGAAGATGCGTCAAAGAAAGCCTGGTTCTGAACCACAGTCTGGGGATCGTGTGCCATACCTGCTCACAAAGACCCAAGATTCCAAAGCCAAAGCGTACGAAAAAGCCGAAGATCCAAAATATGTAGAGGAGCATGGCGTACCTGTTGATTATCACTATTATTTCCTCAATAAGTTCCTCAACCCTGTGTGCGACCTTTTGGATCCACTGTTTGAGAATGTCAAGGATGAAATCTTTGGTGAAATCATTAATCAACACAAACCACCGAAACCAAAGAGGGAACCAGCTCTCAGTACTATGAAGAAGGATGATCTCATTGCGGAATGTAAACGCCTAAGTTTGGATGAAACGGGTACTTTGGCGGTACTCCGAGCCCGCCTTAAGGAGGCGAGACAAGGTTCGGTTGAAGATCTATTTAAAAAATACGAGCTAACACAGAGTAAGAATGAATCTTCACGAGAAGATCACGCAGATAGTTGATGAGGAGTTGGAGGAGAGGGTCAACTTAATCATCAACGAATATGCTTTAACGATTTCAAAGAAGCATGCGATACCTTTGGAACTTTTACTGAAGGATATTCCCACTTCATTTGTGAGTACAACTTGTAAAGGAACAAAATCAAGTGGCAGTCGGTGTACTTTCAAAGCAATTCAGAATG